TGGAGCGGTCGTTACCTCTCCAGTGATCAGCGAGGTGATCCCCGTCGTCGCCAGACTGTAGGCAGGATCTCGCAAAGAGTTGATGAGCAGTGAGCTATCCTCTCCGACAATGCGCTCCAGAAGACCGACATCGCGAGGAATATCATAGCGGACGCGGAGCTCTGCTGTGAGTCTCTTCCGTCCAGTGATTCCAGCTTGTCCGTCATCATACGGAAAGGTCGTGGCGCGGAGCTCGAAGAGACGGAGCGTATTTGGTCGCCGATCTGTGAGCAGCTCTATCCCCGAAGCAGGATCAACACAGACGAATCCTTGCGACTCGTCCGTCTTCGGGATGAGAGCCTCGATGCGATTGATGAGGAAAGAGAAAGCGCTGGCTATTCCTTGGCTCATTTTCGACCTCCGATTGCCCTATTGATCGAGGCTATGACGCTCTTTTGCTCTGCGTAACCATAACCTATCGGAGAGAGCTTCTTTCGCATCCTCGCGGCGATCGCGTTGGTCAACTTTCTCTGATCAGAGGGAGAGAGCCCAATAAAAGGACGATCTCGGTTCACATTATAACCGTAAGACTGAACCTTAGAGGAAAGCCCGATCGTATAGCTCGTCTTTGTCGCGTTGGTCATGATCAGGTTATTCATGAGCGCACCGCTCAAGGTAAGATCGACCTCGGCGGTCTGATTCTTCCCTCCTGGCGTATAGCGTCGACTCTTCTGCTTATACTCTCGATATCCTCCCTTATAGAAGACACCTTGAGGGGTAGCTTCTCCACCTTTAGGTGGAAGGTTCGCGCGGTATGAGATCCATATCGGGCGCTTGGAATACCCTTTGAAAGATCGGTCATTCGTATCTTTACCAGCATAGACGCGAGAGCGAACCAAGGCGATCGTATCGAGCGCGGTAATCTGACTATCTCTCACCGTCCAGATCTCTGGGATCTGAATAGAGATTGTGACTCGCGAGCCCATTAGTGCTGCATCCCTCTCCAGCGCGGAAACTGGATCGCGATATCTTGCTCTCGTTGAGTAGGCTCGACAGAAGGGAGAGAGAAGGAGCCGCGAGCATCGGAGACCTTGCCACCGGTGCGCCGAAGGTTGATCTCATCGCTATCGATGAGGCCATCGTCGTCGGTGTCGATCGTTAGTTGACGCATCGCCTTCTGAAATAGCGCATGAGCTCGCGAGCTCATGCGCTCCGCGATATCTAGTTGAGCGGTCATCTCATAGACCCGCGACGCGGAGAGATATCGGTGCGCTTCGATAAAGATATGCTGATTAAAGATGTCGTCTTCAGTCTGATCTTCGAGGAGGTCGTCTCGGATATAAAGCACAAGCTCTTCGAGCGCCGCCGCGATCTGTTCAGAGAGATCTTGTTGACGGCGAGGGATCATATCTCCGAGCTGCGGCATCTTTGCGACGAGGTCGGAGTGAGTGAGGCCGGTATCGAATGGACGACGGACGACCTCGATCACATTGCTCGCGAGAAGCGATCGATCGTTAGGATCTTCGTCGCTTGTGTAATTGACCGTCCAGGCGATCATCCCCCTGGTCGCTGTATCAGCGGAGGGGATCGTAAACTCGTAGCCTGCCCAAACAAGGGAAGCGCTAGAAGTCAGCGCGAGTCCTCGCGGAACAAGATCGGCAAGGATAGCGGTTGTCCCGTCGATTCGATCCACCGTCACAAGGAAGAGGCCGTCTTCATCAGTGGAGAGGAAGGCTCGACCAGATCGAGCGCCGATTCTACCCGAAGCGCTCGCGCTCGCGGAGAGAGTCAGAGTCCTGCGATCTGAACCGATAGCGGTCACAGAGAGCGACGCATGAACCGAGGTCATATTAGAAGCGGCGCGTATCGTTCCGTTGGGCAGCGTATAGGCTAAAGTCGGAGTCGACGCGAGGGGATAAGGCGACTCCCACTGGAAGACGAAGTCTTTGTTTTGAGCTGCTTTGATCATCGATCGGCCCTCGCCTTCTGGTTCGCTTGTCTGACTTCCGCGTCGGTTCCGCGCTCTAGATTCGCTGATTCAATCAACTCCTCAGAGACCGGCGACCATGAATGACGGCAATTATAGCCGCCCCCTCGCGTCAACACTGGTTCAAGCTGATAGTTTCGCATCTCTCCAACCTGCGTCGAGGTATAGACCTTGCCGACGATTACCCGACAAAACGCGCGAGTGATCCCATCTAGTGGGCCGGTATAGAGATAGTGGTTCAGCCCTGCTTCTTCGGCAGCGATCGCGGTGAGTTCGCGTCCGTAGCTCGTGATCCTTGTTCGTGCCTCTGTGATCTGGCGCCCTTCTGCGGATCGGAGGGCAGCATCGAGTCCGCTGATAACATCAGAGGGCTCCGCAGTGAATTGAGCGCTGGAGAGCGCATCTCGGACCGATCGCTGAATATCGGGCAAAATGACATCATCATAAATCCCCGATATTGTCTGGTCGGCTAGAGCTTGCCCGACGCCTCCAATAGAGGCGATCGAGAATCCGTCTTCAGACGCTAAGAGGAGCTCCTCGACATTCGCGAGGGTCTCTCTCTCCGCGTCAGTAATCTGCATGATGGATGAGGCTAGGCCGTTATCGATAAGCCAAGCGTTCATCTCATCACGGCGCATCCTGCGGAGTTCGTCGAGTCCTCCGCGCTGCGCGGCTGCCTTTACTGCTTCCACGATTCCATTCTTGCTTCGTCGGAGCGCTCGTCGGAGATCCCGATCGAGCTTCGCCTCAAGCTGAAGTTGAGCCTTCGACGCGCGGAGCACCTGAAGTAATCGAGCGTCCGTCGCCGCCTTAATTTGACGGGTCAGGTCGTCGATCGCCTTAGCGTCCGCGTCCTCTGCGAGGTGGATATGTGAAGAACAATAAGGACAAGCCAAGGGTATCCCTCTTAGGTTGAGAGGCAATTCGTCAAGAGACGACCGCGATCAGAATCAACCTTCTTGAAAAGCTGAACATGCTCGCCCCAGACATGGCGTCGAACGAGATCGAGGGAGTCGTACTGACCAGCCTGGAGGCCCTTGTAGACCATGTTCAGCGCTGCGACAGGCATCGCCTTCACGCCACCGCTCTTCTGTGCGACAGCATCGGAGCCGCGCATGATGTAGAGACCGATGGTCTCGCGCTGCCAAATATCTGCCTCGCTCGAAGTCGCGCCAGGGATAGCGGTCTCGCGTCGAGCGCTCCCGACGAAGACATTCGCGATATTGAGAACGCTTCGAAGAACCTCGATCACCGCATCATCTGCGAGAATCCGATTGCCGCTCGCGATCCCTGCGCTGGAGTCGCCGACGAAGGAGCGAATCTCAGGGTTCCGCGCGAGAGCGCGAAAGACATCATACCCAAGGATCATCGTGTCAGCGACGATCCCATGGTTCGCGGCGCGAAGTGTATCGAGCTCGTTGTGGAGGAAGCTAAGAGGCTCCGCTCCAGCCGCGTCGAACTTAGTCGAAGGGCTTGTAGTGTTCGTGAACTCGCTGGTCGAGAAGAGGAGATCAGCGCAGCGCTTCTCTTGGGCGAGGAGAAGAGCGCGGCGAACCTTGCGAGCGCTTCGCTCTTCCTCGGAGCCTGGATACTGTGAATCCTCGATATCCTCCATCGCGATGGAATCCTCGAACGAGTGAATCTCCGCTTTGAAGGTGAGGCTTGAGCGATTGAAGCTGGAGAGACTCTGTCGGCTTGCGCCAGGTGCGCGGCGAGAGTCAGCTTCAGGAGCTCCCATGAAAGAACGGGTCTCCTCGACGAGGAGGGTTCCGCTGCGCTCCGGAACATCGACCTGTTCCATCACCCGACCAGCGATAAGCTGGCTATCGCTTGGGATCGCCTCGGCGACGATGTTGGTGAGGATCTGATCGACTGGATGGAGATTGCTATAATTAGGACTAGCCATGATTCACGACTCCTTTAAGCGAATTGGCTGGCGCCGGTGAAGATGACCTCGATCTCGTCGCCTTCGGCGTATGAGGTGACATTCTGATTAAAGATCACGCGAGCGACCGAATACTCAGTACCTGCACCATTCGCCCAAGGGATGAGGTGAGCGGTTGCAGTCTCGACCATGAGGAGAGAGTGAGTCCCTGCGGTGAGAGTGGCGCCAGCGAGAGCCTTGGTACGCCCGAAGATAACGACCTCGACAGCATCACCGATAGCTGCTGTTCGCTGTGCGATCCCGTCAGCCTGCTCTCCGGTGGTTCCGTCAGCGAGTGCAACCTTGCCGGCGCTATTGATGACGACAGCCTGAAGAGCGGTGATCGCTTCAGCGGCGATAAAAGTCTGGATGTCA